TCGGCTGTGCCTGAAGCATCGGGCTATTACCATGAATCATATGAGCAATAATATGAGCCTGGTGGTCTTGACCCTCAAACGCTTTAAGCGGTAATCCCTCTAATATATCCATATTTTCTAGAGCCGGGTTTTTGGGGCTAGGTCTTTCTTCCGGCGTAGTTTTTAAAATTTTATCCACATTTTCTACACCTAAAGCATCGTACATGCGACGAAAAACTTCTTCCATGTTGTGTAGTTCAGGAGCCTGGGCCGCTAATTGCATTTCAGCCTGCGCTAAGGCAATCCGCTGAGATTGACTAAATATGCTGGGATTAGATACCGGTATAACATCTACCCGACGATCAAAATCTTTAGCCATAATAGAGGCTTCTTTATTTTCGATCACATACGGATACTGTTGCGGTAAATATTCTCCCATCACCCGCGCAAGAATCTTAAACTCGGTCTTCATCGCGTAATGCAAACGTTTGTGGACCGCAGACATGACCCGTGAGCCTTGTTCAATTAATGCTAAAGTAGTGCCCACGGCTGCTTGTTGATTACCCTCGCCCACTTTCATGTCTGTTATAGTCGCAAACCGCTGTCCAGCTTGAACAACAAAACCAAGTAGTTGGAATAAAGTAGAGTCCGGACCCTTGAAGGGTAACGGCATCAAAGCATCTCGAATCGCTCCACCCGGAGCATCTACATCACGAAACTCTCCTGGCTGTAACGGCTCATCATCGTCCCTGATCCGTAGGCCACGGGCCTTGAATCCTGCAGGAAGATTAGACAAAGTACCGGCATCTATTAACTGACGAAGAGCAACAGTAGCTGTACGCGATAATCCGCCAATCGTATGAATCAGACCAAGACCATAAAAACCAAAGCCGGGTAAAAACTTGTAGTGAACAAAATATGTAATTTTTTTCTTCATCGGATCATCTTCACGATAATTACGACGAATAGACAATATTTGCCCGTTTTCCTGTGCGATCGTTACAATGTAAGGAATCTTAATTCCTGTTGCCTCGCCCGTCTCATCTGTTTCTTCAAAACCCTCAAGATCTAAATCAACATGACACTCCAGCAACGTAACATCATAATCAATAGAAGAAGACTGAATGCCGTCGATCATGGCTATTTCTTCGTCAACAGAGTTTTCATCATATGAAGAAGGTAGCAACGGAATGTCTTGGTAGAAGCCCGATACCTGTAACTTACGCAAATCGTTGTAAGGCATACGAACAACTTGTGTAATGTTCGGGCAGGTCTCTAAATCTCCCGCCTCATAAGGAACAATTAACTGTTCGACAGGAACAAATTTACTGACTGCACGGCCCAGGGCCTCATCATAGTAAACTTTTTTAAATGTTGATCCAGCTAAGGGCAGATAAAACAACATTTGGTCAAATTCTGGAGTGTATTCCTCCATCACATTTGTGATGTAGTAATTCATAAAATCTTTAACACGTTTGGCCTGTTGTTCAAGATCTCTGGTTGGAGTCCCTAAAATAGCGGTTTTTACTGGTCCCGACGGAGGTAAAAGTTCATTAAACGCCTGCGCTTGAAATTGCGTCGCAGCCTCTGCCAAAAGCGGGTGCGTGACCCCGGAGGAACCACGGAACGGTAACGTTCTTTCTTCATACTTAAACCCAAGTAATTCTAACCCTTCAGAATAGGCTTCCTCCCAATCTGATCGAGACGATTTGTTTGCATCATACTCAGAGGTTAATTCTGCACTAATTCTACCCAACTCTTGCATATCCAAATCGTTTACAAGGTTGTCGTAAAAACCAGCCGTAGGAATGATATTTCTTGTTGGATCAAAATCAACAATGACATCATCGCCATCACTGATTATTTCAATGTCTTCCCCGGTCATCGCCACGCGGTCCGTGAACACATTTTCAGGAAGCTCTATTTCTAAATCTTCTTCCGGATTACCGTCAGTGTTCACTAGCAATCCTTTATCCATTAAAGAGACCGGTGGGCGATCAGAGGGCACTGACATTTTATTCTCCTAATCTTTCTCTTTCGTATTGTTTTCTTGCTCTTTCTTGAGCAATGGACATTTGTTCGTCAGCCGCTATACCCAGTACATTAAAAATGTCTTCTTTTAAGGCAGATGTTTCTTCTACGGTATAAGGCTGTCCCGATTGAGATCTTAACTTAATCATTGTGTTAAGAAGGTTTTCTGTAAGTTTTTCGCGTGCTCCAGGTAAAGCAATAAAGGCATCTACTGAGGGAGAACTTAAATACTCTATTCGAGCCTTAAACTCATCCATATCTCCCTCTTTAAATGCTTTATATATGTCTAAACCAGTGACTGACGCTTCTTCTCCCGCTATTTTTCTCAACGTAGGATTGAAGGTAGAATAATCTTCATTGGGCATTAATTTGTGAACCGTTTCATGTAAAATCGCTTGATCGGTAAATTGTCCGGGGACCATTGTTCGTGGAGTCAGGTCAAAAAAACCACTCCGTCCAGATACTGCAACCCCTCCAGTTATATTTGGACGATCGGGTTCCATATCAGAAAGATCTTCAAAGCCCGGCGGTACTGCTGTTTGATACACTGCTTGATCTATAAGAAATTTATCAATTACAGGTGTAGGCGATCCCTGTAACATCTCATCTTCTTCAAACTGGAGCCTGTTTAAACGGTTTATTTCTGCCTCTGTATTTCGACGCATCATTTCATCAAAGGCTTCCGGATTAGCAGCTTTTAACCCCTCCATCGTGGACATGATTCCACTATCACTCATTTTTGCTCTCTGAAAAAATGATTCAGGTAAATACGCACTTCTTGCTTGTGCTTGAAGAGCTTCTACCTCGCCACCTTGGTTAAAAAGACCCGGAGTAACTGTCCTTGTGTACTGAATGGTTGGAGTAAACAGTTGTTTAACACCTGATGTTAGCTCACCGAGGTTAATCTTAGGATCAAAAGAAAGTTTACCCCCAGCGAAATCCCCTAAATCTACTCCCTCCGATAAAAAGTTTGCCGCATCCCCTAATCCAGAAATTACTTGCTCTGCTCTACCGGGTACATTAGTAATAGCTTCTCTAGCTCTACGAGCTAACCCCATAATTCCGGAAGTATCTTGAAAATTAAATGTGGGTTCTTCTGCAACAGGACCTGTTTCTGTTACTAATCCAGGAGTGTTCAGTAAAACATCTCTAACTTGATCTGATATAGAATCATAAGATTTTGCACCTACAGTTTGAATGCTTCTTTCTTCTGGAAAAACCAACTCGGCAGAATAGGGGGCTGACATAACCGGAGTTGTTGAACGAATTAAATCTAGTGCTGGGGGTTCACTTCCCCCTCCGCCAAAAATATTGCTGGTGTTAGCGATACCCCGAGTTCTGGTGTTAGCCATACCCGAAAACGGTCTAGAAAAATCAGTAACCTGTATTCCATCTGGGCGAGTGTATGTGTAATTAGGGTCGGAACCGCCATCATATGAAGGATCTGCACCAAAACTTGCGCCAGAGGGACCAACCCCATACGCCTCTGATTCGTAATCGTCAAACCTAGCCATAGTAAGACATCACTCTTTGTGAACTATCTTCAAGATCCCAATCATCAGAGGGTAAGTGAATAAAATTACCCTGACGGTACCTCATAAGAGCTTGCGTTGTACTATCTACCAAATCATCGTACTCCCCATTTGGAAATGCGGCACATTCTTCTATTAATTCATCCGCGAACGTTTCGTCCGGAGCCCAAATCATGCCAGACTCAAATAAAGGGGATATAGCGTGCACTCGGGATAGCTTATCATTACCCCGACTAGGAGTGAAGTTAACAACAGGAATGCCCATGTTTCGTAATTCATGAGTCAACGGAAGACCTGATGCTTTAGCTTCTATGATAACTGTTTCAGGTTCCCAAAATTTATACTCAGACAGTGCGATATGCTTTAATTCAGGAAAATCCCATCGACCTTTCTTACTATCTAACAAAATTAAATTTGCAACCTGGCCCTCTTCTGGATAAAAAACACCCCAAGTGGTAATCGCACTAAAATCTGACGTTTCTCGTTTAGAAAACGCCGTATCATACGATTGAATAACATATTCCAGCTTTGGAACCTCTGTGTCCTCCCACTTTTGCCACCACTCTCGTTTTAAGATAGAGCTCTCTTCGTTTGTAGGATTCTGTTGATATTGCGCGTTCCATTTTGAAGGCGGAACAGATGCCTTAACAGCCTCTAGATCGTCTAGAGTCCAATATTCCGGCCAACACGCCTCTCCTGACGGAAAAATGGCCGGTAACTCCACTAATTCCCACTGGTCTGCTTTGGGATCTTTAGCCATTTGTCTTATTAATTGACCGGTTAGATCTTTTTCAGACCATCGAGTCTGTACTAAAACGATCGATCCACCCGGCTGGAGCCGTTGTCGGGGGCCCCCAGTGTACCAATCATACGCATCATCAAATCCATTCGCGGACATTGCCGTCTGTTCAGAGTGCGGGTCATCAATAATAATTAAATCACCACCACGTCCCGCTAAGTTTGAACCAACACCTACGGCATAATACATACCGCCCCTGGAGGTGTTCCAACGACCGGAAGCTTTTGCATCTGCTGCAAGCTCTGTATCAGGGAAAACATCCTTATAGTCTTCTCCATCCAAAAGATTTTTGACTTTTCGTCCAAAATTTACGGCAAGTTCAGTCGTGTGCGTCGCTTGAATGATCTGCATGTCCGGATGACGGCCCATCATCCAGGCTGGAAACAAAAAAGAAGCAAATTCTGACTTCGTATGCCGGGGAGGCATATTGATAATCAGCCGTTTTAAGTCTCCAGAAGCAATTCTTTCTAATTTTTCAGCAATTATTTGATGATGACGACCAGAAATAAAGCTGGGCCACATAGCTTTTACAAATTTTAAAAAATTTTTTTGGCATTCTTCGTTTTTTTCAATTTGCGCTAAACGCAACTCTAACTTTAATCGTCGATCGTCTAATTCAGAGGTATCTATCATAGGGGCCCCTAACCGATTTTGTACAAAAAATATCATTTTTCCACATACCGTGAAAGCAGATACAGATGCACGGTGCATAAAATCGCATATCGTAACTTATTTTTTGCTGATTACGAGTGAAAAATAGTGCTA